AGGTGCTGACAGTGAGGAGTTACATGTGATGAAGATGAAAGGTAGATCAGCGGCATCAACTAACCCCGGGGGTTGAGACGGCGCCGATGTGGGGGGTACTGGCTGCAGCGACCGGGTAAATGTTCCCGCCGGTGCATCGGCGAAGTAATACAACGCCCTAGACAGAAACCCTGATACAGCATCGCCGACGGCTGGCCACGGCCCCAAGGCGGCCACGTTCGCCGCTATCAGGGAGCCGATTTCAGCGCCGTTCGTCGACATCTCGGAATCATCCAGGCGTTCCGATTCCAACCACGAAGGCTGTATACGTACCCGGGGCATTCTGCAGTAGATATGGTCTGATGCTAAAGTTGTGCGTTGGGTTTGACGACATCGGAAGAGTGTACGTGCACGGCGCCGGGGAAATTCCTGTTGCGATAGCGCCGTAGAACGCCGTAAACGGCGCGGACCATGCCATGCCATCCTGTTGCGCTGGGAACCCGCTCCCATCTGGGGTAAACGTTACCTGACGCCAGCAGATTTGAAATCCGAAGAACTTCACGCTGCCGCTCCCGGCGTTCCCGCTCCCGCCAACTCCGAACTGCGTAGACATGGCGCTCACAATTTGCGACGGCAACAGGCTGGCCATGTCGGACAAGATCGCGTTTGCCAGCCAACCAACGCCGAACGTCTTCCAGTAGCTGGCATTTGAGAGAGCTACGCTTCCCGCGCATGCCTGGATACATTGGTATACGATGCCGGTGGAGCCATCCTGCGTGACGTCGGATATGCTGTAGGTATCGTTGGTGTCATGGTCAGGCACACCCCGAGCCATTGCATATCGGCCCATCTGACTACAAATGTTGAAGAGCCAGTTGATCCACTGGTACGGAGGAGCGGCACTTGAGCTAATCCACCCCGATCCCTCTAGCCCAGTCGGCTCAGCAATGTCACCCCCTGCGGCTGCGTTTGCCCAAACTGGCTTGACTGTCGGCTTTGCTATTGACATGTATTTCCTCTACCAAAAGGCCTGCGCCCATGTTCCGTTCGTTCCCCCGGTAGTAACGTTGAATCCCACACCGTTCGGGGTGAGAGGCGTTCCGGGATTGTGGAAAGCGTCGCTGAAACTGAAGACTCCAGTATTAGGTTGCCAAGAAAACGTCAGGGCAACTCCGCATGGACGTGCGATGAGCCCATAGGGTAGATTGCTCCTCCCTGCCGGTATGCGTAGCTCCGAGAGCTGCACCGCCGAGGGCTGCACATAGCCAGTGGTGCCTGGATAGATGAGCGTCGCCCAAATTCCCATGCTGCCCACGTCGTTGGTGATCATGTTGATAGGAGAAGCACTCGCTCCCCCAGCCAGCAGGGCGTTGAAGTTCGTTGGGTCGAAGATCCCCCACAGGGTCATGCGCAGCCCGTAGCTATTGGCCACGGCGCTGTTGCGAAAAATCTTCAGCTTGACCAGTTGCAAAAGCTGGGCGTCCGTTAGAGTCGTCCCATCGGGCAAGTACTTCGTCACACCAACGAACTGCGCAATGATTCTCAACTGATCATTGCTCGCCCCGTTGGTATTCACGGGGTATGTTGTCCCCCCGTCTGGTGTGTAGTAGATGTTGTCCGTCAAGCTGAGCAAACGCCCAACGCGCTGGCATAGGTTGTCCAAGTCTTGCCCCAGGGAATAGATGCCAGTCAGCAGTGCCACCAGCTTAGGGCTACGCACGTATTGGCTAATGAGACGCCCCAGACCTTGCGTAGAGGTGTCCCCCAGAGTTCCTATGAGGTTTAGCGCTGGGCTGCTCATGCACTCACCTGGTAGACGAAAACGTCAGAAGCGGCGATGGTCGCGTATTGGACGAACGATAGCGACAGGTTCACCATGGGATCCAGCCACACGAACCCGGGACCAGAGTGAGCGCAAATCTGCATCCCTGGCCTACCTTGCATGTCGAGTGAGAAGTCCCAGCCCGGGACCGTCCCGACAAACGATCCAAGGATTGCGGTGCACGACAACTGCCCTTGGCTATCACCGCCAAGAGTGGTGTTCATGGGATTGAGTGCCCACGCAGCGATTGCGGCTGCGATCTGCGCGGCTCCATCGGTAGGCCAACCGGAACGTGGCACCAAGTAGATGCGCACTCCAACTCGTACAGCGGAAGCCGCGTCAAAATTGATGAGGTGCTGGTTCGACTGTTCATCAACGGTGTAACCGGAAGTATTACCCTGCGTCGAGCACCCCGGCGCCTTGAGGTTGTAGATCTTCTGCGTAACCAGATTCGGGTTCGCGCCGGGAGCTAGTACCACAACGGGCCTGATTGAGTACGGGTTCAGCGTCCCCCCTCCGGGGAAGTTTTGCACAACCCCCGTGTTGTTTTCCCACACCGCCGCCTGGCTGCAGACCAGGTTTCCGCCGTCTCGCATGTTGCTGAGCGCAGCCTGTAAGCCGTCCGCCATGCCCTGCGACGCCAAACTGAACGAACTCTGGCGCCGCAGTCGCAAGTTCGGATCTCCTTCGCTCACATACCCAAGCGTTGCATCGCTGGTAACCGAAACGCCGGTAACCCCGGCCAGTACCGTCATGAGCTTGATCGAGCTTCCCGCGGGACACCTGACGGCACCCAGGATGGTGCAGATCGCCCATGAGTTCGAACTGCCAACGACAGTCCCCGGGACCGGAACTCCATTTGTGAGTGTGTAGATATTTGACCATGACGCTACCGTTCCATCTGCTTGCGTGCTCTGCAAAACGGTGCCCGTCGGGATGTTCGTTCCGTTGGTCCCCGTAAACATGACCGGCACGTAGCTATAGGCTCCGGCGTTCCTGGAGACGCCATTCACGCCGGCGATGTTGGTCAAGAATTGCCCCGTGGCGCCATTCGGGTTGGCGACTCCGTTGTACAGGTCGGCTACCCCACCTTCCAGGTCGGAGAACATCTCCGAAAGGCCTCCGATGATCTGCCCATCTGCGGAGCGCGGATCTAGGTCAGCGTCTGAGCCGAAGGCAACCGCCCACAGGGCATTCAGCTCCGCTGTGATGCTAGTCATCGGCACGCGGACATAGCCAGTCGTCGTGATGGCGCTTTGGAAAAGGCTCATGGAAGTTGCCCCGCTACGGTGAACTCACCGCCGTTTTCGGTAACGCCGCTAGCTGTGCATTGGGCCGCGCGCGTGTGGTGGTTGAAGGTTAGGGAGAACGACGTAATCGAAAGCACTCCGGGAACGCCCAGAATCGCCGTCTTGATGAACGCTTCGGCGTACCCAAGATCAGCCGGGAAGTGCCCGAGGATTGGGACAGCGTTGGGCGCGAACGGCTGCGGATACCACGGTATCCCCTCAGAGATGTCCAGAAACCACTCTCCCAGGACAAACCGAAGCGCGCATCCAACTGTCTGCTCGATAGCCTCGTCGCCGGTGGCGAAGCTGCGCATCCCGTGGCCGCCCGTGATGTCTCGGTGCCCATCCCCGGGGTCTACCGTCAAGCGCCGCGTCGTGAGGCTCATGGTCCCGCCAGAACTGTGGTTGAACCCACGTGGGGCGATCCAGTAAATGGGCAGATGTAGCTAGCCCGGACTACGCCGCTATCGAGCGGGGTAGCGCCCGGGGAGGCGTTCAGTAGCACCATGCTTCCAGAGACGTTGACATTGGAGCCCGACGCCAGGCTAACGTCCTTGCCGGGCTTGGACGTCACCGTGATGCTCCCGTCTTGCCCCAGGGACACCTTGCTAGAGCCGTCTACCGCGCGCAGCTCGACGGCCGACGCGCTCAGGCCTGCGGGTACGTGGGGCAAGCTGGAAACGCCTACAAACGCAAAGGCGTCGCTCAGGTCGTGCGTACGGTATTCGGCGGGGAGCTGAACGCCGCCATTTTGCCACCAGTAGTCAATGGCTCGCTCGCTGAAGATGAGTAGACATTCGTCCCCGACGGACACCGGGAAGGACAGCACGAAGCCGCCTCCGCTTGGGAAGTGCACGGGGCAATCGACCAACTGCGGCAAGTCGATCGCTCCCTGCCCGCGGAAAATGCGCTGGATGCCGGGCTGGCAAACGGCGGTCTGCTTGGTCGCATCGTAGCTCACGACGTGCCCCGGAATCGACGTGTGCAGATCAAGAATCCGCGCCTCGATACGGGCGTTCTCGGCCGCTTCTGCGTCGTCCGCGAGCGACTCTTCGTTCTGGAGCTGTTCGAGAAGGGTCGGGTCCATGGGACGATCTATCGTTGTCTCGCTTCCAAGCGCGCGGCGTGTGCTTCGTAGCTTCTGGCGTCTTCGCGATGAGCCGCAGCCATGGCCCCCTGCCCGTGCTGTTCTATGAGATCAGCATGTGCGTGCAAAACGGCAGCGGCTTGTCTCCACGCCTTGGGGTCATTCCCGTTCTTGCTGAGATGTTCCTGCGCTGTCTTGACGGCAGCGTGTGATGGCGCCAACGCTGCCTCTGACCGCGCTCTTTCCTCATGCCCGACGGGTGATCCACCTTTGCCGCTTCCGCCGCTTCCCCACTTGCCGTCCGCCTCTCGCGGCTGGTCTGGGTCGAAAGCATCGCAAACCCGCTGCGCGTTCTTGTTCCCCTGGCGGGCGAGTTGTCGGTAGTAGTTCAGTCGGTCGGTCTTCATAGATGTCCATCTTTCGCGATTCGTCGGTTTGCTGTCTCGTAGGCGCGGGAAGCGCTGGCTACATCGTCATAAATGCCAAGCCAATACTCCTTTCTATTGAACAGAATCCGCGCGCGCCACTTGCGGCTGCGACTTTCCCAGCTCACGCCTGCGGCCCCGCTGGTGTTACAGCGCTTGCGCCCCCTATTGTGGTTCTGCTGGATGTAGGTGGCCCAACGGCAGTTGCCGGGCTCGTAATTCCCGTCGTTGTTGATACGGTCAAGGGTCCTGCCATGCGGGCGCCTCCCCATATCAGCCAAAAAATTCTCGAACTTCAGCCAACGGTCGCAAACACGAATGCCACGAGACGTGTAGTCCCGCACACTTTTCGCATCGTGACCGTTGGCCCTCCCTCGCATGTTCTGCCAGGCGGTATACTCAGGACTTATCCTCCCGTGGATGGAGTTCCCGTGCCTGACCCCACCAATCCCCCAGCGGGCCTCACGAGCGCGTCGACATGCTTCAGCTTTAGTCATGGTCAGAGTATATCCGAATCTGGCGTACTAGAGGTAGGCATTCCTTTCCTACTTGGTATCGGTTGGCTGAGCCCCACGCAACGGCACTCCGAATACCAGTCATTCCCGCGCGTGTCGCCCACGTGGCGCACGGCAAACACCTTGTAAACTCCGTCGGGGTCTGGGCGTACCGGTACCCTGGGTCCCTTCAGCTTGCGCTGTTGTCCCGTGAGCGCGCTGGCCAGGTGCTTCTGCTTGATCTCGTTGTTCTTCAGCCAGAGCTTGCCCCCGGGTACGATCCGCGTGTCCATCATGACTTTGATGGTGATGCCCTTGTCGTTTACCTCAGGCGCGCCAAGTAGCCCCGTCTCGCTCGATACCTCGATAGCCTGGTCGGGCAGCACCGAATCCACAGGTACCAAAATGAGCTTCCCGTCCTGGATGGACCAGTGACCGTCATTTTCTTTGGCGATGCGGTCGAAATGGTCGCGCACATTGCCCGAGTAGGTGCGCCCGCGGATGCGCGCGCGCTTGAGGTTTTTGCCGTGGACGTGACCAAGCGTGGTAGCGCTCATCTCCTTGAGCAGTTCCCGGATGGTATCCTCGTCGTCGTGCCCTGCCGCAAAGGTAAAATTAACCAGGGCATTGCGGAAGTCTTTGTCACCATCTCCCGCATTGATCTCCGCAATGTGGTCGTTATCCTCTCGATAGAAGTGGGTAAAGCGAATGTTCCCGCGAAACATCAACCGCACGTTCCCCTGATACCCGGCGTTCACGATGATGTCGTTGTACTCCTGGTCAATCGCCTTTTCATGCTCGGGCGTGAGACTGTAGATCTTGATCAGGGCCTGGTTCGGGGTGCGGTAGATCGTTTTTTGAATGTCGAACGACATACGTAGCCCGGGAGACCCGTCGGCCTGAATGTTCGAGATCAGCCGTCCGTAGGCTGGGCTCACGTCTCCATTGCCGTTCTTGCCCACCAAGATCTGACAGATACGACCGAACTTGGGCGCCTGGTTCTGGGTCCTGTTGGCCCCTAGCGCGGCTAGGGTGGTCGAGGTAGCGCCGATCATGTCTGCACCCCAGCCGGCGCAACGTAGACCACGATAACCCGCGTCCCCAGGTCGTTGGCGAATGCTCCCACGGGGTCCGCGTCAACCGGCTGGTTCACGGGTCCCACGCTCGTTAGTGCAACCCCGGCAATCTGCGCCTGGGTCCACGTGAGGCCAATGGATGCAGCGGCAGGCGCCGCCGCCAAGTCCACGGCGAACATTGACCCGATGCCAAGGCCGTAGGGGGCCAGTAGGTCGCATCCTATCAGGATGGGGACGCCCGAGATGATGGGCGCTCCCGTAGCATGGTCGGCCATGTCGAACGACCAGACCCCGTTGCGGTCGTTGTAGTTCGTCGAGAAGTCGTAGGCCACTCCGTTCAGCGCACAGTTGAAGGTGCGGAACTGGTCAGACGTGAAGGGAACGACGACGGCGCTCATGGTATTGGCCTAAGATTTACAGGTGCCTCCAACATTTCTGGCGTCACTCCCAAGGCAGCCGCCCCGATAGAAATCGGTTTGGCCTGAGCCGATGTAGGCTCCTCTGCTGGTTTATTCCCGGCGTCATCCGGGGCCTTCGCCTTGCGTTTCGGTTTGTCGGGAGCTCGCGGGGGGTAGATGACCGTAGCCGTGCCCGCGAATGTCACCTGACGCAGGTTGATAGTGGCCCGCAGAATACCTGCGCTGTCCACCTTCTGCTCGGCCGACCCGCTTTCAAACATCATATTGGTGTAGGCCCGGAGCCCGGTCTGAACCGTGAACACCTGAAACGACTTGGCCACCTGCAGTATTTTGTCCCAGGCCTTCACCGAACGGCGCACGTTTCCGGCGTAGAGGAGGCCTTGCGAGGATGCCAAGTCAATCACTCCATGCGTTCCGGGTGGATCGCTGGCCGTCGGAACCAGTAGAGGTGTGTCGCTGACCACCACTTCCATCACGAGCGTGTCGGGTTTCGCGTAGGCGTGGTCCGCCATGCTGACACCGGTTTCCACCGGGTTGTCGGTGATTGCGATCGTGAAGGCGTGCTGCTCGCTGATAGTCGCATCGAAAATCATGACCATGTCTTCAACGTCGCCCGTCGTCACAGGTTGGCCAGGATCCTGCGAGAAGGTGATCTTGCGTTGGATGATGGCGGTTTGAGACATCAGAGCGCCGTTGCGGGTTGGCCGTTCATGGTCTTGGTTCGAGAGGTGTCTTTGCCCATCGCCGCGGACCGTCGGCTGATTTCCAGCATGACTGCGTCGGTGAGCTTTTTCGCGTCTTCGGGCCTTGGCGTACCACCAAAGGTCATATGAATCCCGCCGTTGACTGTAGTGCTCACTCGGTTATCGGCTCGCACCCCAGCCCCAGGCGGAAGCATGGCGGCGCGGCCCGCGTCGAGCACGCCGAGGCCAGCAGGACTACCCAGCATGTCGCGCGCGTTGAACTCCGCCATGCGGCGCTTGAAGTCTTCCTCGGTATACCCGGTACGTTCGGGCGAGTACGCCGGGCCTTTCTCCTTGCCATACCAAGCGTCCGTCTTGCCCGTCACCTTCGACACCAACCAGATTGCCGGCGTGATGATCTTGGTCAGCAGAATGATCCTGTCTTCTAGCTCGTCGAACGACTGTTTGAACCAATCGACCAGCGGCTGCCATGCGTCGCGAATCGACATCGCCGCGATCGCAATTCCGCCCAAAGCAAACGCAAACACGCCGACTGGTCCGCTCCCCGCTGATATCCCGATGAAAGCAGCACCCAGGAGATCAAGCGCGCCGAGCATCACCCCAACTGCCTCTGGGAACTTCGTCAACATCCATCCGGTAACCGACGTGCCGCCGCGGTAGAACGTCCAAAGATCATCGGCGAGCAGCAGGAAGAGCCCAAGCAGACCCCCCCGAAGTAGTTTGTCTATGCCTTGCATGGCCAGCTTGGTCCCGATGAGGGCAACCGTCACGAAGGTGAAATGCTTCGCCACCAGAGCGGCGATATCGGCTAAGTGCTGAATGATCTGCTGCAGCTTCTTGATGTTCCCTTCGTTCTTCATCCATGCGCCCATGCCGTCCAGGACTTTCACCACCTGGGGCATGAGGCCTACGGCCAGCCGGTTCCTGAGCTGCTCGGCGTTCATCTGGGCTTTGGTGAAGGCCCGGCTGGCCAGCAACGCCGTCTCGTAGTCGCTACGCTTGAACGGGTTCGCCTTCAGCGCGACATCGCGAAGCCTGTTGAATTCCTCGCGCCCCTTACTGAGCAGTTTGACCGTGGCGGCATCGAACCCTAGGCGTGAGCCGAGAGCAAGCTTTTGCCCAAGACTGGGAAGCCTTGCCATCTTGTCGGCCACGTCTCCAAGAAGCTCTTCGGTAGGCTTGACGTTCCCGTGCGAATCCTTCACAGCCAACCCAAAGCGCTTGAAGATCATGGCCCCGCGCCCAATCCCCTGGGCGGCCTGGCCGGCCATGACGGTCATGTGCCGAAGGCCTTCTTGCATGCCCTCCATAGATCCGCCGTTCTCGCGCGCCACCTTGCCGAGGGCGGCAACGCTGAGAACATTCAGTCCCATTTGTTCGGCGAATTCCTGGATGCCCCCAAGGTTCTCGGCCGTGCCCTTGAAGAACTCGCGCGCTCCGTACAGCGCGCCCACCGCAGCCGCGCCGAACGCCAGCATATGAGACCGGGCCTGCTCGACCTTGTTGTGGAATCCTTCAAGGCCCTTCGGGTCGACGCTAAAGCCCAAACGAACGAGCAAGGAATCTATAACGGTAGGCATTATTTCTCCGCTGCCTCGCGTGCGCGCCTAAGCATTTCCTCTTCCATGCCCATCGCCTCGTGCGCGTCCATCAGCCATTCGATCGAATACGTGCCAGGCCCCGTTTCGGCTAGCTGCCAGTATTCGCAGAGCGGCGGATTTCTCATGATGGGTCTCCAAATCCGCCAGTCGATGTTATCCGACTGTACGGGCTCTATGGTGTGAGAGGCTTTTGTGGACGTGAACCTTTCAGGAGCCCTTCTCCTAAAGGGCCAAGATTGACTTTCAGGGCTTCGATGAACACCAACCAGTTGTCCATTGGGAGATCCTGAAATGCTTCATCAATGCGGTCGCCGATGGAAGTTCCGTTGACCGAGACGTACTCGAACACCAGCCCCATGAGGCGGGTCAACTCGGCCAGCGTCAACTTTTGGGCGATGTCAGAAATCCCCTGAGCCATCATGAGACCGAACGCCGCGCGCCCCGAATCGTCGCCGCCCTTGAGCATCCCGGCCACCACGTCCAAGTCGATGCCGGCCAGCCAAGACCCGGCCACCTTCGCCAGCGATAGCTCCAGGTCCAACGCCTTGAGGGCGCTCACCCGGCTGAAGGTGTAGGTTCTGCCACCGATGACTTTTTCGAGGACCTTCATTCATCAACCTCCAAGGGCTTCGGCCGCCGCGGTAAGCAGCCCAGCAAACGCCGGGTCGCCGAGCATCATGTCGCCGCGCTCAAAGATGAGCGTCCATTCCGTCACGTTGATCTTCGCCCCGCGCGTGATGTCGGCTTGTTTCTCGATCACGCCCACCGTGGTGGCGGCGATGTCCTGGCGGTAGCCATCCTGGAACGCACCCATGATGGGGACGAACGTGTCCAGGTTGTCTTGAGCAATCGCCACCTTTGACAGTAGCGCATTCGTGGGGCTCGTCTGCAAGAACTTGAGGGTGAACTTGACCGCCTTGTTGGCGTTGAAGCTCACCGCCATCTTGCCATCGGCGCCGACGACATACTCGACGCTATTCGCCAGGCGTTCGCACTTGAAGACGTCGTCACCCTCGGCCCAACCCGTGGCGCGAACGCCGTTCAGGAAAATGTGACACTTGCGGAAGTCGAAGAATTTCATGGGTCTATTCTCCTCGGGTTAGCGTTGGAAGATGACGGTCGGGGCGCAGTACTGCAGAGCGCCGGCGCCCACCAGTGCAATCGTGATAGGCGGAGCAACGCGGGCATTGCGCTGAGCCGTCGTGAGCGACGAAACCGGGGCGCCGTAGATGTAGTAACCATTGGGGACCGCGTCGCCGGTGTTGAGGTTGCCAAAGCTCTGGAAGTTCCAGATGCCAGGGGCACAAAGCCCGTTGCTGCGGGCCTGGTTCAGCACCGGGATCATGCCTGCGATGAGCTGCTGTGTCCCCGCGTCGGTAGCGGGGATTCTGCCGGGAACCTGTTGCATGACATTGAAGATGCCGACCTGAAGATTCGCGGACAGCCAGTCCAGTGCCGTGCCTTCGTCTTCCCACCGGCCGTCAGAGGCAGCCCCGAAGGCCAGCATCTGCGTGGTTCCGAACGTTTGATACACGTTGCCATTGAAGCCAGTGGTGACTCCCGCGATATTGCTCGATGGGCCGCAGATGAGCCCCATTTGGGCCTGTGTAAGGGCAGAGGTTGTGATCCCATAGATGCTCTTGAACATGCCGACCTTGAGCCCGTTTGGCTGGTTGTACTGGGTCGTCATGTAGATGGCCATCAGACCAGCGTGACCGATGCCGTTCGGGTCACTCGCTGCGTCGGTGTAGATGCCGCATGCTCGCGGAGTCGAAACCCCGCTCATAACTCCGGTGTATCCGCTGAGGAACGCCAACAAATTTGTTGGCGGGGAAGCCGGGGTAATACAGTCGCTCTCCTGCGTGACGAAGTAGAATCGCAGGCCGTTGGTTTGACAGAACGCCGCTGCCAGCTTGACGTTTGCCGTTGATGTGCTTGGCTCGCATGCGACACCGTAGAACGCGGGGTCGTAGTTCAGAATCGCGGTCATGGCCGCAGTGATCGAGGCATCCGAGCTGAGCCACAGGCCTACCTTCAAGATCCCGGGGGACGGCGTTTGCCCGAAGTACGCCGCGGCAAAGTTCTGCAGGGCCGTGTCACTGCCGAAATCGGTCGTGATCGAGGCGGCGGTAGAGTAAGACGAGGTCCGCTGCCCCGACGCCCACGCCGTCGGCTTCGCTGCCTGTGCTGATGTCACCACCAAGCCGACATTGAAGCTAGGCGCTGCCTGTGGGGTTGCCGAAACCTGGATCGTAACCGGGACGATAAGATTCAGAGATTGGGTGCTCATGGTGCAATGACCTCGATGGTTTGGGTGGCGAGAGCTGGCCGGCCAGGCTCCTGTATCTGCAGCCCAACGTCGACCGTTCCATAAGTTGCGACCAGGATGGATTCCCGGTTGACGACACAGAAGGTAATATCGACGCTGCCTCGGTCGTCCCAGATGGCGCCGTCGATTAGGGAGGCCACGTTTCTCGGCTGCGAACAATCCACCAGCCCCAGCCCCATGGTCTCCATCAGTTGTTCCATGGGTGACGACGAAATCATCACCCCGAGGCGAGCGGCTTTGTCGACCGCGGACAACCCGAAGGGCGACAGACCGGCAGTGTCTACCGACGGCGAAGAGTGGCGGAAAAACTGGATCGAGGCTACGAAGTTGTAAACGTTATCCAGTTGCTCGATGAGCTTGGTTGACCCAAGCGTTGGATCCTGAACGCAGCTGGTCGACCACGTGCCGAAGTCTGAGTTGAGCGATATGACCTTCACGGTGGCAAACTCTCCGCCCTCAATCCCCGTAGGGTATGGCTGGTCACTCGGGCGAACGCTGTTCGCTGCCATCCCGTATGCGCTACGCACGAGATAGCGCACGCAGAAGTTGCAAGCGTCTGAGAAGCTCGCAATCATGGGACGTACACCCCCGGATAGTACCGCTCGGCGATGAAGCGCGAGTAGCCATTCTGCGAGAAGTTATCGACGTGAATGATCCGGTAGTTCTTGCCCCCGACTTGCAAGATGTCTGGGAGCTGGCTCGCCCCATCTCCTGCGCTCACGTCGTCGTTCGTGAAGAATGCCGTACAGTCGGAAAGACGCACGCCCTCGGGAAGCAGTTTGATGTCGTCATCATTCGGCGGCTGTACGCTGCCGATGACATCGAGGGAGGTGTAGGTACTTCCAGCGAGCCCCTCTTTCGTCAACGTCGTGGTCGGGCGCAGGCGAGTGATCGTCTGAACGAAGTCAGGATCGTGGGCCAGTTCGGCTACCGAGATCATTCGATGATCCTGGCGTTGGCAGACTGTTCGCCTTCGCGCACATAGGTAATGCTCTGAATCAGATCCCCGCTAGCGATAAGAGGCTTGCTTGACGTCTTGCCAAACTGTCGCTTGCGTGCCGCGATGGTAGCTGGCTTCAGCTCTTCGAACGGACCCCTACGAATCTTGCGCTGCACTTCTGCCGCCGCCGCTAGGCCAAGCATGTCCATTGATTGATCTACCGTCTTCGTCCCCTGAACAACAGCGCGCAAGTTGGCCTCGTTCATCGACTTGAACTTGTTTGCCCCCTCGCGCACGCCCGTGCGTAAGAATGACCGTTCGGGGATTCTACCCTCCGGATATCCGAACTCATGTACCGCGGCCACAACAGCGAGTGGTGTACCGTCCTTCTCGTCCCCGGCGCCAACGGGAACGCCCACCAACACCGCCTTATTCGCGTCCTTCATGCGCTCACGCAGCCACTTCAGTCCCGTGAGGTCGCCGCCGGACATGCTGAATGTCACGCTCACGTGTGATCTCCAAGCTGAGAAAACCCTATCCCCGCGGTGCCAGAAATGAGCAGCGAGCCGAGCTTCCACGTGAGGCGTTCCTTGGGCTCGGGGGGCGCCACGAAGGGAGACACAGCCGGCTTGGTCTCGGGAACGACGCTGGGCGCGCCGACCGTGACGTCAGGCGGTGCGGTCGTAGACGGGTTTGCCGGCTTCGTTGGCCACTTGGCGCGCTTGCGTTTCATATCTGGTCATCATCTGGGGGTGGCACATTGGAAACCGGCCACGCTACCGGGACCACAAACCCGCCGAGTCCCACCATGTCCCTAAGTTCCGCGTAGCGCTGGCCGTACATCGTGGTCAGGAAAGTATCGTGAGCCCCAACTTCTACGTTGCGCGCGATACTTTCTCTTCCCACGGTCTTGTTGGTGACTCTGGCATCGGTGCTCTGGAAGCCTCCGAGTTCTAGTGAAATCCTGTGGGCCACGAAGTTCCACAGACCTTCATGATAGAAAGCGCCCCACCTCCCGGCATCAAACCACGGCCCCGCCTCTGCGATAATCGCATTAACGCGGGTCGAGCTGAACGACGAGAAAGCAGGAACGCTGGTGAACTCGGAGGCGTCCATGTTTGCCCCTCCTACGACGACTGAGGATCGGCGTGCAGAACGTTGTCCTGGTAGTACACCGACTTCGGATAGCTGATTTCGAGGCCAGCGTACCGATATCGGCCCGGGACCACCACGTCCATGTTACGCGGTTGAGGCGCAAGGAACGTCAGGGGCAGGGGGATGTGCAACCGCATCTTGTCGGGATGCTTCACCCAGTACACCACGCGGGAAGCCAACGTCCCGGGGGTGAGCGCGGCGCCGGTGTGCTTCAGCGCGCCTGCGGTGTTGAGCGAGCTGTTGGCAGTCGTCAACGCATCTGGATCCGACGGGATGCCGTGGAATCGAATGTCGACGTTCTGCATCGTCTTGCTTAGATTGTGTTCCTTGAGGAAGTCGAGGAGGGTAGTCCCCGCAACCACCGTCACGCCGCTTGACGTCGCCGTCAAGACACGCGTGGCAAGAGCATTGATGGCCTCGATCGGCATCGCGATGTCGGTGACCACGTCGTTGGACCCTGTCGCCTGGTACACGGCCGTAATCCCCATGTTCAGATCAGCGAGGATGTCCAGTGGACTGGTGCCCGTGTAGTCCCAGTTCCCAGTCGTCGCCGCCACCGGAGTGATGCTTGAGTTGCTCCACAGCCCCTGAAAACCACTGGCCGTCTCGCCCCGAAGAGCCACGGCGTTGATGTGGCGTTCGAAGGCCGTCATGGCGTTCGCCATGCGGAGATCTGACAACGGGCGCTTGAGCTGCGCGCTGGCGATCAGCTCCTGCACGTCGTAGTGATATCCGATCTTCCCACCACTGACCTGGATCACATTGCGGCCGAATCGAGCATCGGCGAAGGGCATGTCGGTTGAGTCGTTCGCGGCTTTGACACCGATACCAACCTCGTCGTAGGTCTGGTATTCGATGGTCTCCGCCCACGGGGGAGCCTCGTAGCTGACATCGAAGAGCTGTTTGTAGAGAGCCGGAACGCGTTGCCTCTTGAGCATCGCCGACTCGGTGTAGGCGAGCTGGCTGATGTTCCACGCCAGAGGGTCCGTGGAGTCATATGCGCCAGTACGCGACTTGGGGAACACGTAGCCGAACGACTGCAACGCCGCTGCGATTTCGTCGTAGCGGTAAGCGGCGTCTCCGGCAAGAGCGACGTGCTTTGGGTGACCCGAGGCATCGGGTACACTCAGAATTACTTCGGGCACCTGCTGGCCCTTGCTGTCTGTGATGAGCTTCCTTGAGAGCAACATAATTCTTTCCTTCCTTTCTTTCGTGCTGACTAGGAAGTCACCATTTGTTCGCCGGCGATGACTTCGATTACTGCCAGGCCGCCCTGGGCGGCCGACGTCTTCCAGCGATGATTCGCCAGAAGAACGCGACTAGAGCTGGCCGCGCCCGTGTGGATGCTGCCGAGATTCGACGTTCCCATGGTGTTTCCGGTGTATGTGGTGGTCAGAGCTACGACCTGGTCGCCTTCCGACACGGCCTCGGCCGCGATGACAACTACATCGCCCAGCCGATAGACGCCTAGCGCGCGATTCGATTGGTAGCCGATGATGTTGCCGGGAGCGGTAGCGGTCATGAGAGGCATCCGGCTCGTGATCCCAATGACCCTTTGCGATGAGCTCGTGAAGGGAACGCAGCCGTTATCGGCCGTGCCCTTCGCGACAGCCACGCCGAAGTCGATCGTTCCGGCGCTGTCAAGCCCGCCGCTCACCGCTTCGTTGACCCATGTGTTGATCGCCCTTGGGGAGCTGCTGTAGGCCGAGCCAGGCAGCCCCAGGGGGAGGAGATATCCGCCTGTGGTTCCGAGAAGATTTGCCATGATGTGATCCTTTCCTTTTTCTCTTTGTGCCTAGGCCCGTGCCTTGGTTGCGTTTGCGATGTAGTCGGACATCCCGCCGAAGGTTTCGATTCCCTTGGTCGGCTCCGATGCGGTCCCGCCGAGGGCACGAATGATTCCCGCGTCCTGTGCGTTGGTGTTGGCAGCCTTGCCCTTGCGCTGCGCTGCCAGTACGTTCACCAGCGTGTCGATCTGCACGTCGCTGGCCTTGTCGATTTCTACCCCGAGGGCGGCGTCGGCAACGGTCTTGACGGTCTCATCGGCCGCCACCGCAGCTGCGAGAATCTCGCGCCTTATTTGGCCAGCCGACTTGCCCTTCCCTTCGACCTTCACGCCGAGAGCATCGCCGGCCGCCAGGGCAGACTGGCGCTCAACAGCGCGCTTCTCAATCGCGGCTTCCATCTGCTCGTCGGTCAAGATCTTCGCCTTCAGGTCGGCGATGGTCTTGGCGTCAGTGGCGGTCTGCTCGATGTGCAGTTTGTCCTTTGCCGCCACAACCGTGTTGCGTTCCGTCTGGACTTCGGCCAGGTCGGAAAGAGCGGCGTCTCTTGCCTTGACGAGCGATTCGACTAGAGATGCGGCCTGCTCGTCGAGGTCGTAACTCACACTATCTACTACCAGTTTCCGGGTGCTCATGGTGGGCTCCTGTTCGTCTGCGACCCGGCAGGTCTCCCCGCCGCGCGCGGCCTGCACGATCGCAAAGTGATTGCCGCGAATGTTTCTCTGAATACCATCGTAAGACTCACCCGCCGGGCTCTTCCCTGGGGTCTCGTCGAAGTCGAACGCGTAGCCGGCCGAGAGCTGCTCTTTCTCCTTGGCATCGATGGCAGCGATGGCTTCGGCGTCTCGGATGTTCAACTCACCCGAAAGATGGTCTCCATCCTGGACGATGTGCAGCACCTCACCCCGCGCCAAGCCCCGCCAGTTTTTCGACGTAACGAAACCATCTGACGGGTGGTTCAACGTGATCGGTTTGGCTTCAAAAGACTTGATGGCGTCAGCCGCAAAGACCTCTTCGGGCGGGCGATAAAGCCTCACGATGCGACTAGGATCACCATCAAGAGAAAGCTCACTCGCCCTATACGCCTGGACATTGCCAGCGCGGGCGAGGTTGCCAGGCGCCACCAGGTAGCCGTCCTCCGTCCGGGTGCGCTTCGACGCATCCACCGTAATGAGGTCGCTAACCTGGCAACGCTGCATGACTACTTCGCCTCCGGCTTCAGCCAGTCGCAGTCCCCACCATGCAGGCGGTGTGCATTGCCGATGGCCTCGACCACGCCCTCGTGGTTGCCATCCTTGCTGTGTGCGACGGCGGCCTTGTGGAAGGAGCTGATGGCGTCGTGCATGGAACCGGCTTCCTCGAAGTGCTTGCCCATCCCGGCGTGTACTTCAGCCGAGTGGCCGTCCACTTCCGCCGGGCCGGTAACACTGCCGTCGTCGTCAATGGCCCTGCAAAGCTTCTGAGCCGCTTCGTTCCCCTTGGCGGCGAGGTCCTTGTACAGTTGGGTATTCATGCGGCCATCTCCTATTCTTGTTCTGCGTAATCTACGTCGAATTGCGGCAATGCCACGCAGCGACAAAGAATTGACTCGCCAGGATGGCATGGGCTACCGTCAACATCGTCGGCCACCGGCCCAGGCTCATCGAAGCTGAACACTTGCCCGTCGACCTCGGCGTGCGACTCGCGCACCCGCTCGTCCCCGCTCGTCTGCCACTCGTACCGAGTGACGCCAACGTCCTGCATGCGCACGCGCGCGAAGGCGCTGTTCATCTTCGCCGTCTGGTCCCGCGCAATGACCTTGATCCGCGACTCGGTCACGTCCCCAACGTCATCGAGCACGCCAGCGATGCTTTCCCACCGGCGCCCTTGTTCCCATGCTTCGGTGATAGCCGCGCCCAGCTTGCCTAGGTACTCCTCGGGCACCGACTGAATCAGCGAGACGTTCCACTGCTGGTACTTGCGCAGCTCAGATGCGATCTTCCCGTGGTCGCTAAGGGCCGAGTGAATGTCGACCCCCACGCTCTGATGAATGACAGCCGCCGTTCGCGCGTCCGCGTGCCCCAGGCTCCTCAGCGTTGCCGCCTTGGCAAGCTTGTGCGACAGAATGTCAATCCCGCCGAATCGCCGTGACAGATTGGCGATGTACTCGTCCACCGGCGAAGCGTCGTGGACAGCGGGCCAGTGCGGGGCCAGGCTGGACAGGCCGGCCCGGGCCGCGTTGTCGAGGGCGTTCACGATGTGATGGAGCTGCTCGCGATACCAGAGCTCGGCTTTGTGATCTGGCCTAACCGCGCGCATCTTGCGACCCACGCGCCGACGCAGCCTCGCAATATGTGGGTGGGGCTGGATGTGCAGGGCTAGGTTCAGTGTTGGCACGTACTAGGGCTAGTGTGCCCAAAAAGTCTGGCGTTTGACAGATTGTCATTGACTTCGGGCCAGATTGGCAGGCTGAAGATATTTGTTGCATGTTCTTTGATAAGGGTGATAGTTTGGCGGGCACGATGAAACTACGAAACGTCGCCGTTCTACCCGACACGCTACGCGCCCGCATTTCTTCCCTGGTGGAAGCAAAAGGCGTCGGACAGGCAGCCAAGTTCCTCGGCATTTCGCGCCATGCCATGGAACGCGCCGCCATGGGGGCAACGATTCACCTTGGGACGGCGGCCTACTTGACGCAGCAGATAGCGGCGCGGGACGCGGAGGGGAAGAACCCTTGACTGAATACGTCTCCTACGTCGTGCTTGCACTCTTCATCTTCGCCATTCTCTTTGCCCAGCGCTGGAAGCAGGCACCCGCAATCATCTGCCCGCACTGCCGACATACGGGCGGGGTCAAGTTGCGCGAGCGCAAGCGCAAGACAGGTCTCAGCGGCGGCAAGGTTGTCGGCGGGCTCCTCACGGGCGGGATATCCCTGCTCGCTACCGGCATCTCGCGTAACGCTAGCGCGACCGAGTGCCGGTGTAGCGTTTGCGAGACTACGTGGTGGATGTAGCCGCCCATGCGATCCTGGAGCATCATGTCCTCGATATGTGCGGACGCTGACCTGGAAGTGGTTCGCGCAGCGGTGGCCAGATGGATGGCGAAGGCCACGACAGAGGAGGCCAAGATCCTCCTCCAAGAAGTGCTCCGTGAGTGTGAAGAGAACATCTGCGAGTGAAGACTTGACCCGAGGCATGGGTATGAAGCGCGTGAACGTTGTCGAGACTCCCGAGGCTACCGAGAAGAAAAAGCCAACCTACGAGGAGTTGGTGGCCGCCCTGAAGGCCGTGCTGGACGAATACGACGGGCCAGAACATGAGAAAGCTCGCGCCCTAGTCGCTAAGGCCGAAGGCTGACCGTGCGCGTCTACGTTCTCTTCGATTCGAGCCACTGCATCTTCGTGAAGGCCGAGGAAGACTTTGGCCTGTGGTTCGTCGAAACGCTGCGCCCCTGGGCGTCCGAGCACAAATCGGCCGTTTGGGGCTGGAACTTGGTCGCGCACGGGCCTGCCGAAGGATGGGCCGGCGCTCCCCCTCTGTCGTCGTCGGGGTTCAATGCGTTACTGCCAGATGAGGCGCCGAAGTTCCGCGGCGCTGGCTAGGCCAGAATCAGGTTTCCGCTAGCCCTGGACGCCACGACGACGCAGCTTCGCGACTGCGATACAACGCGCTTCATCGGTCCGGTGTAATTGAAGCATTCAATCAAGAAGCGCGTCGCGGAGAGAATGGTCATGCTCGGCTGAGTCGCAACTTTCAGAAGGACGGCGGGCCGCGCGGACGCCCGAACCATCGACGCGAGCGCCTCAGCCAGCGCCATGGCCTCTCCTGCGCCTACGACCATCCCTGCCTGGCCCGAGAGCGCCTCGGCGAGGGCAAGACCATCCGCCAAGGCGGACGATGTCAGTCGAGCAGCCTGCAAGGCCTCCACCAGAGCCGCTGTCTCATTGGTGAGCGCGTTGGCCACGTAGATGGCCCCGTGGCTTTCGGCCAGCCCCAGCGATTCGCCAAGGACAGTAATCGTCAGATTTCTGGTAACGAGCGATTCGATTAGGGAAACGCCTTCGGCGGGACTCGCCGAGAATGCCAGGCCAGCCAGGACGCTTTCTGCCAACGTCGCAACTTCAGCCAACGCTGAGACAAGCCTGGCGGCCGGCGAGACCGACTCGGAAAGTGACGTCGTCTCCGCAGCGGCAATCAGGGCGGCGTAACTGGTACCGAAAGATTCTGTTAGCGCAGTGCTCTCGTTGACGCTGCTGGTCGTGCTTCTGAATGCGCCCAGGGTTTCCGCCAGCGAGGAGGCCTCCGCCGGGCCGGCTAGTAGGCGTCCAATCGCAGCAAGAGATTCCGCCACCAGCGATGCCTCTGAACACGCGGCGGCGGTGCCGTAAGCGGTGGCCTGGCTCTCTGCTAACGTCATGCCCTCCGCCACGCCGGCGCCGAACGACAAGCCAGCCGTCGTGGATTCTGCCAGGGTGATGAATTCAGACGGCAATGCGGAGAGCAGCAGTCCAACCGTCGCGCCCTCCGACAGCCCGAGCGCTTCGGCCAACGCATGCACGGCCCTGAAAGTCGCGGTGGCGCTTTCGGACAACGTTACCGACTCAGCCGGCGCAACCGCGCTCGTAAATAGCGCCGCCAGCGCCTCGCCGAGTGCCACCGCCTCACTCGCACCCACTGACATCACAAGATGCTGTGCTACGGCTTCCGCGAGCGCCGTGCTTTCCGAAATGCCCGGCACGGCAGACAGCACCGACGCCAGCGACTCAGCGAGGGCAACGCTTTCGCTGACCGAGGGGTTCACCTGGAGGTTGCTGGCCAGGGATTCTGCCAGCCCGAGCGATTCGGCCATGGAAGCCGCAAGGCTGAGACCGGCGGCTAGCGATTCGGCGAGTGTGAGCGATTCAGCGCACGCAGCGGCGTCGGTGGCGGTTGCGCCGGTCGTTTCGCCCAGCGCGACAGCTTCGGCCAGCGTTGTGGCGTCCCATGTGATGGGAGCGCCCCATGCGGGGTCGGGAACGTCGACGGCTACGAGATTGGGATCGTAACTCGGAGGCTCAACGCTGCTCGGCTCTTGCCCCAGCGGGCCTCCACCTGTCGGCGCGGCGCCTGTGCCGACTATGTAGCTCATGGGGCTACTCGTCCCAGGTGACGTAACCGTTCAGCACGGAATTGGTCGAGCCGCTTTCGTTCCAGAGCACCAGATAGTCCGTCTTGGTCCCGTTGCGGATGAGCAGCGGCACGGGGAACGTCCAGATGAGGCCGGCGCCGATGGTGGCAGGAAGCTGCCCGCGGCGAATGCGACTCGCGGCCGTGATGGTGGGGGCCGTGCTCCAAGCGGTTCCAATCACGCCCGTTCCGGCGACGTCCGCAGGGTTGAACGCCTGGCCGGCGCTGGTGGCGGCGTTGTTGGCCTCGCCGCTGGCGGTGTTGCGCAGTAGCGAAACGCCCGATGCCGTGGCGGCGTTGCAGAAACAGCCAATCTCCACCACGTATAGGTTGCGGGTGGGGGCCTCAATGGTGGCGATGGGCGCGCCTGCCCCCGTGGCGGTGCTGACAAAACCAATGGAATAGCGAGGCATGGCGGCCTAGCTGAGCGTCAGCGTGAACGTGACGGCGAGCTGGTCTCCCACCTGAAGCGCCCGCTGCGTGAACGCCAGCGCGTGGTTCATCGTACCGGCGCTGGATGCCGAGAAAAGCGCCGCCTTCTGGGCGGACTGCGCGCCCGTGGAACACGTGAACGTCTTGCTGATGGTGGCGGTGCTTTGGCCAGCCGTATGCGCGTAGGCGCCGATGGCACGAGCGAGCCCGTTGGCCGCAATCTCGGTCGAGAGCGTCGTGCTGGCGGTGTTTTCGGTCAAGGTGTCGTTTGACAGCGCGATGTAGTTGAGGCCGTTCGCCTGCGCGCCGGTCCCGTAGCACTGCGCGAACATGAAGTCGATACCGGCCGTAGTCTTGACGTTCAGGTCTCGTTCTTCCCAGATGACCTTGCCGTCGCGAATATGTTGGATGTGCCCGACGGCCCGCGCGACCTTCACGCCTTCGTCTAAGAGAGCGCAGCATCGAGAACAACAGGCCAGTGTTTCACGCCCCTGAGTCTTGTCTTGCATGTTCATCCAATCTCCTTATCAATCAAACTCGCCAACAACATTGAAGGACGTAACCTCTCCGCGTATCTGCCCTCCGCTGACGGTATGGGTGGGATAGCAGCGGTACGTGCCGATGACGTCAACGTCACCCACGGCAAATTGATGCGTGATGGTCAATGTCGTCTGCGTCTGAGAGGATAACGTCACGGGCCAGACGACGGTGACGCCGGTCGGCTTTTGGCACACGATGACCGACGATGTCACCGCGGACATATCCGGGAGAGCATCACTCGGAATGCATAACATGACCAGAGACTGAGGGGCGACGGCGTTTATGTGGAGGAACGTGGACATCTTCCGGGTCTACGCCTATTCGTTCGGGTCCACCGTGCCAACTGGAGCCGCAGGTTTCTCAGTGCCAATTGGTTGCGGCGGCTTAGCTCCCTTGCCGAGTAGCGCCGCTGCTTGCTCTGGAGTCTGCTGCGCTTGCTGATCCATCTCGACTGCCATGTCGACGTCGTCATCTTCCATCGTGGCATAGGTACCGTCATTCTTGAGCTGCCGAGCGAGGAGCCCACCCGTCACGGCCCCGCAATCGAAGTAGGTCTTGTCCCGGTTCGCGTGGTTCAACCCTATCTGGCTCTTTTCTAGTTCGGTCTGCTGCCACAGCGGGCGGAACGTGAATTCGAATCCGTCTGGCATGCGACCCAGCTCGTTGCGAATGATGACCTCAAGAAGAACGGCCAGTCTCGGGCGGAGGTCAATCTCCATGCGGCTCATGACGTCGTCGTAGTAATTGCGGATATCGCTGTCGCCGGTGGCGTTCAGGCCCGCGGGCGCCTGCCCAAATAGGCGCGTGACCGGGTAGCTACTGGCCCCCGCCACGTCCAACATGATCTTTTCCCAGATGCGATCTAGGCCAGAGAACTGGAATGGCTTGCGGTCGTAGTCCTCTTTCTCCTTGTCGATAACCATGATCCTGTTATTCGACTTCATCGCCGCGATCATGGCGTAGCGTTCCTGAAGCGCGGCTATACCGCCTGCTGTCGTAAGCGCCTTTGTGATCCCGTTGGCCTTCAGAACGTCAACGTTGGCCTCGAAGATCAAACTGGCGATGTTGCTGGTGGTGCTATCGTAGCTGCGCAGCACTTCGATCACGGCCTGCAGCTCGCTGTCGTGCCACATGGCATTTGACCGCCACGTGATCCAGGGGACCAGCGCGCCGTCGAAACGAACAACCTTCGTCCAGTTGACCTGCGTGCCGTTCTCGCCCGTCTCGGAAGCTGCGATCACGTGCTCGACCGGCTTCCCAGCATTCGGCGAAGCGATGTCGCTGTCGATGACGCCGCCATGGTTTGCGCGCCATCGGTCGAAAACATGCAGGTAGCGAAGCTTCCCCTTTCCGAACTGCTCGAAGTTGATCAGCCCGTCCACGACCGGCAGGGGCTTCTTCATGTCGTCGCAGCCCAGGGTGATGACACTGCCGCCGTAGAGGTTCGACCAGTAAAGCGCCTCACGCAGCTTCGGGATCAACCCCCATCGCGTGATTGCGCGCTTGACCGCGTCCACGTCATCGCTGTTCTTGTCGTGGCCGTCCCAGTCCAAATCGAACCCGGCTCTAAGCATGTCGTCGGCGCGAGCCCGCACAATCTTGCGAGCCAGCCAGCTTGAACGGTAGAGGTTCGTCAACGACTGCCAATTTTCCGTGATAGCAAATGCCCACTGGGACGCCCGCGCCTTGTCGGCGAGTCCTCCTAGCCCCGACATCCAATTGACGATGCTGTCGTAGGCGTGGCGAACTTCCGAGGGTGCATCCTCGGCAGGGACGGGATAGGGAGACATCGACCGCCCTGCCGAGGGCTGCCTTACGCTACCTGCGGCTTTGCTGCTATGGCTGTCACGCGCTCGTCGCTTCGTTGGCACTCCCCCTATGGTGCCAGCGTCCGCGTCAACACTCTAGCGCGCATGAGGGGCAGGAAGAACTTTTCTGCCACATGCTGTATGATACAAGTTACTTCCTGAACTGCTGGAACACGTCAACGTCATCGAGCACATGCTTGAAGGCGCCAGCCAGAGCATCCACCGCATCGTCGTGGGTCCCCTTGGCTGGGAAGGCTTCGAGCTGGCCGAAAAAGGTGTCATTCCAGGGCTCGCGAACCACATCGATGTTTCCATGCTGCCACTGAGCGGCCACGGGTTCGGCGCGTGTCTCCTTGTCGCCTGTCTCGTGGTCAGCGTACACGTCCCAGCCGGCAAGCTCTAGGATGTAGCTCTCAGCCTGGTCCTTCCCTGCCTGTGCGGGGTCCTGGGGAATGCCCACCGAGCATGACTTGTCGTCGTTGACGGCCACGCGCTTGACCAAGGCTCGCACGTCTGCCGCGCGCTTCCTGGCGAATTCGCAGTCAACCACGACGAATCGACCGTCCTTGCGACGCCCAAGCTTGAGCCCACACGTGAAATCAGGGTCTGGGCTGCTCTCGCATGGTTCGGTCGCGGCAAGGTCCCATCGGCGCGTATAGCATTCGATGTCATTCGGTACGGAGTCAATGATTCGGCAGTCAGAGCGTCGGAAGTAGCTGCCGGCATCGGCGCGGATCTTCCAGTTGCCGTCAAGGAGCCGCGCACGGTTCACGCGGGTCATCGCCATCAGCTTTCCGCGGTAGCCTGGGTCTGCTTGCTCCAGAATCCTGTTCTCTTCTAGCTTGCCAGGGATGAACGTCAGGCTTTGAATCTGCTCATCTGGGATGACGGTCCCAGGAGGCATCTGGGAACGTACCGCCTGCTTGTCATCACCCCAAAATGTATCTCCCTGCCAGCGGGTGAAATAGCGGAGCACACCAGAACGCTCTGGTATCGGCAGGCCTGTCTCTTGATCAATCCACCAGGCGATGAGCTTCGCCACCCACGAATCAGGGTCCGGGTTGCACGTCGCTAGCGTGTATGGTTTCACGCCACACGTAGAGCGGTTACGGGACTGCAAATACCAAAACTGCTCTTCCAGAAAATGGCAAAGCTCATCAAACACGATGAGGGCAAGCGCGCTGCCTTGCCAATCGTAGTGAGTGTCCTTCTGCTCAAGATGTGCGAACGTCACGGACGCTCCGGAGGGGAACGTCCAGCGCAGGAAGCCCGAAGAAGGGACACCGCGCGCATGACGGTAGAGATTCTGCGAGGCATCCCATAGACCGCCGGGAGACCGCACCTGTACGGTTGTTCGACGAAAAAAGACCGCGCGAAAATCTCGAAGGTGAACCCACGCAAGGGGGGCCATTAATGCAGCTTGACTTTTCCCGCAACCGGCACTCCCACCGCCGATCGTGACATCGGCAGGAGATGACAGAAACCGCTCCTGAAAGCCTGGCTGCGGCCTAATCTCCCGCGGGTTAGTTGCTGCCGGTGTCGCCATCGGACTCTGGAACGCTTACGGACGGCGCGTCCTCTGGAGACGGAGGCTTTACATCCTCAGCGGCGGGACCTCTGCCGTTAGACGGAATGTAGATATGCACCTGGCTGGCGCCGACGGCTTCTCCATTGCTCGTGACATCCATGAACTCCTTGGCCTTGCCCTGGCACTGCTCGACGATGAACTTCCCCGCGATGAAGTTGCCGTTGACGGCGCCAAGGTAGAGCCGATTCCACACGTTGTAGAGC